TTAGCTGCGCTTTGGCGGTTTTACCACCGGCAGCGCATGGTCATAACGGCCAGTCGTTGCTGGTGTCACGTGCCCTGCAGCATCTTGTTTGTCGCCCCGGTTACCCACTGTGTCGGTAATGCCGCGATGCTTTAGGCCATGTAACGAAAAGCGCTCCTGCTTCGAAATGATCCCGTCTTTCATTGCGAGCGTGATGAATCGCTGCCAGGCACTATCAAGCGATGACTTAGCCATCGGATTACCGGTCTGTTCAACAAGTAGGCGCCGATCCTCAGCCTTGATCGGGACTGCAAAATTTCGACCGTTTTTGGTCCATATGGCGGTTCGTCGTGCTACGAGGAAATCCCACGCTTCGATCATCTCTGGATCCCACTCGGTAAGCGTGTCGCGTGATCCCTTGCGCCGTTGCGCATGGATGCCTGTTGGCTGCTTATGTGTGTCGTTGAGTGTGCACACCTCGATGCCGCGTAGGCGCGCGCTATACGCGAGGACCATGACTGGCGCGAGATAGCTCGGGCAGCTGCCTTTTGTATGCGGCGGAAGGGAGCCGCGCGCTCTTGCGAAGGTCAGCACCTTGTCGAACGCGGCCGGCGTCGGCATCCGGTGTTTCTTTGCTTCGCGTGCTTGCCTCACGCCGATGGCTGGATTCGATCTGCATAGGCCGACGCGCACGCCCCACGCGAGTGTGCGACGTAAATAGCGATGAAGGTGATTTGCCTTACTAGGCGTCGCTGGAAGCGCGGGTTGGTAACGGTTGGCTGGCCGCCCCATCGCGAAGACTTCTACGAGTCGCTGGACCACAGGTGTGGTGATGCGATCGACCTGCACCGAGCCCAACTTCGATCCGTCTTTGCGGAGATAGTTGGCAATGGAGTCGGCATAACGCCGGTAGTCATCTTGCGTGTCGGTTGCCAGTTCCTTGAACTCCAACGACTCGTGAAAGCGATCGAAGAGATAGCGCAACGTGCCGCGCGTGCCCCTACCTGCACGTTCCTCAACGATTCCATGCAATTCCGATAGACGAGCTCCAGCGTACGCCACGGTTTGCTTTCGCGTGGCCCCGCCTTCTGGATGCGGCTCGACGACGTACCACCGGCCATCCTCCCAATACAGGCCGCGCGGGAGCGCGGCCTGGTCAATGTGTGCCGGTATGAGTGGATTGAATTTGCGCTTGCGGCCTCGTGCCATTACATCAGCTCCTGTTCTGTATCCATCTCGGTGGCGTCGTCTTGCTGCAACCCAAGGGCGGCATTGAGCGCATCTAGCGTTGTCCAGATCCCACCTCGACCGTCGTACTTGTAACGGATGCCTTGATCGTTGGCCCAACGCACCACGGTAGCTGCACGAGGGGAGGGGCCAACTGGCGCGCATAGGCGCCGCAGATCCTCAAATGTCAGTACACCTCCGCTCATGCATCTTGCTCCTTGGTCCACTCCCGCCTGTGCCGCCATTGCTCGCGCATTTCCTCCACGAGCATGTCAGCTGCGGCGTAGCCGCGCTGGGCCGCGATTCGGAGCCGTAGCTCTCGCACCTTGGCTGCATCCACATAGCCCTGCCGAAGCCAGTGGCGCGCCTCGCAAGCCCTGCGAAACCCTTCCATATTCGCGCCCTCGATCATCGCTGGCGCGTGCCAGTGAAGCGCAGGCCGAGCTGCACGACGTTTGGGGAGCAGTGACGTGGCTGGCGTGGTGCGCGGATCCGATGCGCTCGGCGCCATTCGATCATGGCCAGCTCGTAGCTAGGATGCTTCTGCGTGCGCCCACACACGCACTCGATGAAGTGCCCGCCGCCCGCCTCGGGGCGGCGGGCATCGAGCATATGGCGAGCCATGTGGCCGTTCTTGCAGGGCGGCAGCGGATTATCGTGGTCGACCTGACGTTGCGTCACGGTACCTCCAGGCGCAGCACGCGCTCGGCGTCCCGGAGATGCTGCACGGTGTCGGAGTCGATCCGGTCGAGCGCCTGGGCAATGGTGTAGTCCATCTCGGCCAGCCAATCGGCCCGATTCAGCACCAGAGCGGCGGTCAGCGCCTCCCCGGTGGACAAGGTGCCAGGCTCTCCCACACGCGCGGCAGCGCGGGCAATTTCGATCGTGCGCTCCAAGTTCATGGCTGCGTCCTCCATGCAGCGCCGAGCTGGGCGCGTGCTTCTGCGACACGCATGAGACGCAAGCCCCAGCGTACCGACCACGTTTGCGCCTGCTGTTCGTTGCAGGTCAGGATCAGCTGCCCGAAAGGTTCCAGCCGATCAGCTCGGAACGTGAACAACAAATCGTCCAGTTCGATGACCTCCTGCAGGCCGAGTTGCTGACACAGCACCTCGGCGTTGAGCGATTTGCAGCTGCCCTGCGGGCCTAGAAGGATGACGGAGTCAGCCATGAGCAGCCTCCCGCCGCACAGCCATGCGGGTGCGACGACGCAGGCGCTGCGGCACCTGTCCAACAGCCAGGCCGGTCTGCGTGAGGCGTGGACGGCGCGAGGCCCACAGCTTGTAGACCAGGGCGCCGCCGGCGGCTGGCGCCAGGATCATCGCCAAAGCGAGCAACTCAACCATGCGCCACCTCCTGCGCGGCCCGGGCCACAGCAGCGGCGGCAGCGGCAGTCGGTCGGCGCGGCAGCATGTTGGCCAGGTCGAAGGGGAAGTCTAGGCCGTCCATGAACTCGGCCAACTCTGTGCTGATCCGGTCTTCCGCCGTTGTCCACAGGCGGGGGCCGTCGATGAGTTTCCAGCCGGTGCCTGTGCCGCGACGCCGCTCCCAGGACTGACGCTCCTGGCGGAGTGGTCCCATGTCCAGGGTGGCAGTGACCACAACCGCACCATGCGTGACGTGCATGGTGATGGTCGCCGAGCAGTCACCCATGCCGCGATCGTAGGCGACGACGGCCGGCGTGCTAGCCTCCGCGCCAGGTCCGGTGCTCAAAACCAACGGACGTGCTGCCGTGGCTGGACGTGTTCCAGTGTGCTGTTGCATATCGACTCTCCTGAGTTGCGTTGGTGGAGGGCCTTGGGGCGGTGTTACAGCACCGCCCGCCGGCCCGCTGTTGCGGGGGTTAGATCAGGTCGGCGCCGGATGGCGGGATGCTGGGGTCAGGCTCACGCAGACGCTGCGCGCCGTTGAGCACGTCAAGTAGTTCCTGGCGGATGTACTCGGCCACTGCTGCCGGTCCGTCGTGATTGATGCCTGCGTCGATCGCGACATCATTGGTCAGCGCCGCGAGCAACGCGGCCGCGTGGTACGCGCGCCAGAGGCGGTATTGCTCCTCTTCGTTGATCGAGAAATCGGCGTCCGTCGGCAGCTGTATGTTCGGGTGACCAGCGTCCATCAAGCCACCTCCAACGCGGGCAAGCGATCGATTACCCATTCCTGCAGCGCGGCAGCCTCGGCTTCCGGCATCACAACGTGCAACGAGCCAATGGCCAGGCCAGTGCCGTCATCGACCAGGAACAACTCGGAAGCCTTTTCGATCGCGCTGCAGGCGAACATGACCGGTGGGCGGTCATGCAGGCTGTCGGCGTACAGTTCGGCCAGGACGTCGGTCGCCCGGATCTGCAGGAGCAGGTAGACGCCGGGGGCGACGCGCAGCGCTTTATGCAGGTCGCGGCGGCTCACTGGCGCACCTCTACCAGGTCGGCATTGGTGCTGGAAATGGCGGCCTCGACATCGGCCAGCGTCAGTGCTTCGGGCGCTTTGCCCATGGCCTGCAGCTTCGCCTGCAGGGCGAGCCAGGCGGTGTGGTTCCAATCGAGGGTGTCGGCAATCAGGCCGAAGTAATGGGCGATCTGACGCGCGGCATTGGCCGGCGCTTCTTGAGCGTCGTAGGTCATGGTGCAGGCTCCGTTGTAGTTGGAGTCCGCCACGACGCTGTCAAACGAGGTGGCGGACGGTGCGCGGTTGACAGACCGGTCAACGGAACCGGCAGGCCCGAAGGCCTCCGCACACCGCCCGCCATAGAACTGGCTGGCAAACGCCCGCGACTGCACAGCGAGCGAAAAAAAAGCGCCGTGCATCGGTCGATGGGCGCTGGTGCGCCGTTGATTCAGGCTGTCAAACCCGGTCGCCGATTGTGCGGCGACGGAGTAATGGTTGCTCCGCTCCTGGGCGGATGTCAACGAAAATTTCTCAAAATCTCCCACACGTGCGAGCGCGCTCATTTTTGGAACACCCAGCACTTCACAGTGGTGCCGACGCCGGTCAGATCGTCCTTGAGGACGGCGCTGTTGACCGCCACGTTCGCGCCGATGAACTTGTGCCGGCGCGAGTCGCCAAGCAGCGCTCGCAGCACCTTGAGATCGGGCACGGACTGACTGAACTGAGCAGCCCGCGCAGCGAAGTGATTGAGGTTGATCGCAATGCGCTGCGCGTCGCGGCTGTGGTTGACCACAGCTTTGCCGTGTCCGGTGGCTTCGAGGTATTCGTAGACCTCCCAGAACTCGTTGACCATCGCGTGGTCCGCACTAATCGCCTTCTGCCGTTCCAGGGCCATTTCCAACAGCACGAGCCGTGTCTGCTCGACCATGTCGTCAGGGATGGTGATGACCAGGCGCAGGCAGTCGAACAGCGCCAGCATCTGAGCGTGGTTCTTGATGACGCGTTCCAGGCGCAGATCCTGCTGTGCGCGCAGCTTGGCCTCGAAGACCTTTACGCGCTCGGCGAACAGATCGAGGATGGCGCGTTCCTGGCGGATGGCACGCACAAGGAAGTGGCTGACTTCTTCGACCTGCAGCGCGTTGAGGTTGTCGGCCGCGATACGGCTTTCTGTGGTGACCTGCGGCCGTTTGAAGTGCAGCTTCACGATGCGCGTGAGGATCGCCTCGCTGGCGTCCACCGCAGCGTTCTGGGTGATCACGATCGTGCCGCGAAACGGCGGCTCGTAGGTCTCGTTACCGCCGTTGCGCACGCCACGGGTTGCCAGGGTGCCGCCGCCGAAGAAGTCTTTCAGCTCATCCCACTCGAACGTCTTGGAGTGCGCTTTGTCTGGCTCACTGCGGTCGGCCTCCAGCAGGACGACGGGCATGCCGGACACCTGGCCCATGGCGCGCGCACGGCCAGCCTTGGACGACTTGGCCGGGTCGAAGCCCTCGTAGTCCGAGCGGCCTAGCAGCTTCCACAGGAACGTCAGCAGCGTGGTCTTGCCGGCACCGGCCTCACCAGTGGCTTCAAGGAACGGAAAGCTCTTGTGCCCGGCGCGGATCTGCTCCGCGAACAACGAGCCAAACCAGAACGTCATGGCGACCATGCCGTGCGTGCCGAAGCACTGCCACAGCCACGGCAGCCAGTCCACCCGGAAGGCCTCGGCGTCGCGCTGAATCTCCAACCGGATGGACTTCTGCGTTGTCTTCAGGCGCAGCTTGTCGAACTCGAAGTAGTCCTCTTCGTTGGCCGTTACCAGCTCACCGTCGCGCACAGCCATATCGCCGAGCAGGTAGGCGCGGTGTTCCTTGCTGTAGCCCACGAAGTCGATGGCATCGACCGTCTTGATTGCCTCGGTCTGCTCCTCGATCAGGCGGTCCAACTGGTGGCCGGTGCCGGTGAACATGGCGCCCGCAGCCAGGGAGATCAGGCGCTTTTTGAACTCGGACGCGCTGGAGACATGGCCACCGGTAAAGGTGCCCTTTACGCTGGGGCCGTCGTGCGGGAAATCGACGCGGAAGTAGTACCAGCTCTCGTCCGTGACCTCCTGCCGCTGGAAATACAATGCCTCCGGGTAGCAGTTGGCGATCTTCTGCACGGAACAGGCGGCGCGCTTGATCTTTCTCAGATCATCGGCAGCAACCTCGTCGCCGTCGTCGGCATCGATGTCGCCCAGCTTCTCCTTGCGCAGCTTGTCGAAGCGCTGCGTGTCGAAATCGAACCAGTAGAGGCGGGAGCGATATTCCAGCCAGAAGTCGTTGCGGCCGTCGTGCTCGAACATCAACAGGCCTTTGTCCACCGCCGTTCGGGCCACGAGCAGGTCACCCTGGTAGCGGGCTTCCTTGACGTCGTTGTCCCACTGCTTGGGATCGTCGGACGCGATCGCGCGCAAATGCAGGTCGTTCCAGTCGGTCTTCTTGCCGTCGCGCTGCACGATCTGCGCGGCCCGCGAGTCAAAGCCCAGCGCCGCTGCGCGCTTGATGTGCTTGTGCATGTAGGCACGGGCACCTGGCTCGTTGTCCAGTGCCCATACGAGCGTCGGCAGATCGGCCAAGCGTGCCTTCGCCAGCTCGCGTAGCGATTCTTCCGGAAATGCGTTGGAGGACATGGCCGACACTGCACACATACCGTGCTGCAGGAGCGCGATCGCATCGAAGATGCCCTCGACGATCCATACCTCGCGTGCCGTCTGCATTGCCGTCAGCGATGCAGGCGCCGCCCACCACACCCCTGCATAGCTCTGGCCTGGCGCAAAGCGCGCCTTCTGCTTGCCGAAGCGATGCGGACGATCGATCAGGCGCTCCCACCAGCCGCCCTTGACCAGCGCAAAGCGCACAGTCGCGGTGCCGGCGCTGATCTTGCGATCGTAGTGGCTGTCCTGGGTGTAGAGGCCTTTCAGCGGCGCCAGGTCAAAGCCACGGGAGAACTGCAGGTATGCATCGGCCGCTGCGTTGGGAGCCGCAGCCGTTGGCTGGAAGCGCTTGGACCAGTCGTCGAACAGGTCGTCGTACAGATCCTTGACGTGCAGCTCGCGCCCGCACTTGGATTGGCGGCCGCACTTCACCACCCAGGGCTTGAGATGGTTGGTGTAAAGCTCTTTCTTGCTGCAGGACGGGCACTTGCCGCCGCGCATGTACTCAGTACCACTACGGTGCTTGAGTCCGTAATCCCGTTCTAGTCGGGACAGCACCTGTTGTCGCAGATCCTCTTGCATCGAGCTTCCTTAAACGCCGAGCACGCGCCGAGGCGCGGACGGTGCTGTGGCGTTGTCGAGCACGACATAAGCGCCGCCGGCACGACGGTGCGCGTCAACGGCGGCAGCGAGCAGGCGCGCCTCTTCGTGCTTGGCGTGTGGCGCTATGCGCTGCGGAGCATTGCTTGCCGAATCTACGAAATGCGGCTCTTGCGCGGTAAACCAGCTGCTGGCGAGCGTCACGAGCTAACCTCAGTGTTTGCGCGTTGGAAAGTGGACAGGGCCATGGCCGATTCGGTCAGCACCACAAGGCGCTCATCTACGCTGTCAGACGTTGCGAGGCCCTGGCGCATGAGTGTTGCCACCACAACCGCACCGAAGCGCTGCGCGTTCTCCGGCGCGGCATCGCGGCCGATGTATCCGTGCTCGGTCTTCAATAGGCCGCCATGGTTGAGCGCGACTTCCAGGCAAAGCTTCGCCGTGGGCGGCAATGCCGCCCAATCAAGGGTCTTTCGCATTAGAGGTGCCTCAGAGGTGAGGGAAGAACGGCTCGCCGCCGACGGGAATGAGATCTAGCTGTCGGTCGCCGAGCGACTCGCGATATGCCTGCAGCGCTTGGGCGCGCTCATACGCCGGTGTTGGCGGAAGCTCGCTGTGTGAGGTGGGCACGCCGCTGGGGCTGGCAATGCCGGTCAACTCCGAATGGCCTGTGTAGGTCGCACCACACATCGGGTTTTCGCACACATAGGAGTCGTGTCGCAGGAACTTGTGAGCGAGGAAGCTGGTGCGTTTGATGAGTCTTGCGCTGCAAGCCTCGCAGCGGAAAACAATTTTCTTTCGGCCGAACATGCTCACCCCCTTGAGCTCTTGGCGGTTGGGATTTGTGTGGCACTATTGGGTGGTGCCTTGAGACCCAATGCGATTGCCGCTTTATGCGACTCGCCGTATTTGCCTTGAGAGCGGCCACGGAGCAGGTCATGTACGACCGACCGATCCACGCCGTTCTGCCGAGCGAATGCCGAGACCGTGATGCCATTTGCTTCAAGCCACTGTCGCGCCTGTTCCGGGCTGCGGGGCGTGAACTGCTGCATCTGACTCTTCGGGGGCATGTGGCGGTTCCGTCAACTTTTGGGAATTTTGTGGACTTAACTCAACATTGTCAAGTAAGGAAATGCCTGTATGACCGTAGGGAAACGCCTGAAGGAAGAGCGCAAGCGGCTTGGCCTAACGCAGGACGAGATGGCCGTTCAACTCGGCCTCACGCGCTACGCGCAACTGAACTTTGAGAAAGACATCAATCTGCCCGGTGGAGCGTATCTACTAGCCGCGCTGAGTCGTGGCGTCGATGTCATGTACGTGCTATCGGGACATCGGGCGCAATTGGACCCCGCTGATAGGCTTCTGCTGTCTGCATTCAGAGAAGCATCGCCCGCAGCCCGCAACGCGGTGCTTGCGGCGTTGGGCTTGCTTGCCGACACGTCATCTTCGGAGTCGAGTGCCGGTCCAACATTGTCGTTCAACAACAGCGAGATCGGCTCGGTGATTTCTACTACCGCACCGATCGATCAAAGCCAAATGCAGATCGTTGTTGGTGGACGCAAAAAAAAGAGCAAGTGATCAGCATCGCGGTTGGACAGCTGCTCGTGGGAAATTGGCCGTTATCGGCTATACCAGCTTGAACTGTAGAACCCATGGGACATAGGCAATAAAAAAGCCGCCGGTCTACAACCGGCGGCTTTTCGTTGAGGTGTCGGTGCCTCACTCCATGTGATCGAGCCGTCGCCCTCCTGGCAACGCGAGATGACCAGACATCCTTAGATCGAAAAGCTAAGCCATCCGAGGAACGTTGGTTGTCAGATAAGCCCTACACGCAGCGTAGGGATTGCACTTGATTTGCATCAAGCGTGTGCTGGATCTTATTTGTGATAATGATCGCGTCGAGTGGCTCAGTTGCAACGCTGCTCAAGCGGTAAAAATCAACGAGAAGTTATTCTGGAGATGCACATGGATGATGCAATGGTTCGCCTGTCAGGCGAATACGTTTTGACTGCACACGTCGTTTGGCTCGGCGATGAATGCTGCGCCGAGATTCTTGTGTCTAGAAGTGGCGGCATCACACTACGACAGCACCGACTACCGGTCACAGGATTCACTTCATACTCCGAGGCAACCTCCTACGCGTTGAGCCAGATGCACCTATGCCGAGTCTCGGGCGATGGCGCGCTATTGATGCCAGTTGCTGTTGAAAATCAGCGGTACCAGCAGAGCAGGTGAAAGCATCAGGCGATGCTTTCCAACTCCAGTGACGTTGTAAAGCCGCTTGAGCCATTGATGGCGTGGGTGGTCTTTGCAATCAGCCAGCGTTGCCTATCAATCTCCGGCTTGAAGCCGCTCACCGTGAGGGTCTGCTCTGGGAACAGATCGGCTCGCCCGATCGCCAGCGTGTAGTCGAACTTCGCCACGCCTCGTTTGACTCGCTCCAGCTCCGCGTGCGCGTGCTGGCGTGCCGTTGCCTCATCGGCATAAGACTCGCGTAGGCGCTTGGCGTTGTCGTCTTTGCCCACCAGCACCGACTGCCGGCGCGCCTTGCCCTTATCCACCCAATACGCGCGCACGCCGTCATAGGCATCGCGGTCGGCAACGGAGTAGCGGTGTAGGTCGCCATCGCGGCGCGTCAGTGTGACAGCGGGCAGTGGTTTGCCGGTCGTCGTGGTGCCGGCGCCGATGGGTGCAAAGACTAGCGATCCTCCTTTCACCGTTGCCACCGCATCGAAGCGCTGCCCCAGGCGGGTGAGCAGATTCATGTCGCTCTCGTTGGCTTGGTCGAGGTGGGGCAGCTTGGTGCGTGCCAGCGGCTCGGCCACGCGCGGCGTCAGCCCATGCTCGCCGGCGAGGGTGTTGAGCACGGCGCCCAGCGTGGTGTTGTGCCAACTGCGCTCGCGCCGCGTGCGCACGCTAGCGGTCAGGTCCGCACTGCGCGCGCGCACGGTGATGATGTCCGGCGCACCGCTATATTCCACCTCGTCCACGATGAACGTGCCTTTGTCGACCAGGCCGTTGGCTTTCCAGCCGAGGGCTACAGCCAGGCGCACGCCGCGTTTGGGGAGCGCCATCTTGCCGTCGTGGTCGTGGATACGCAGGTCCAACTGGTCGGCCTCGCCGCTACGGCATTCGGTGAGGGTGAGATCGATCAAGCGCGGTGCAATGCGCTCGGTGAGGTCGGTGCCATCGAGCACCACGCGCCACTGCGGAGTCGGGTAGCTCATGCTGCGGCCGCTTCGGGCGCAACGTCGTCGGTGCGGCGCAAGCTCAGTTGGAACTCGACCCGACGTGGCGTGCCATCGGGGAAGAATAGCGAGGCCGTCTCGTTGATCGCCAGCAGCACATACGGCCCGTATACCCAGCCCGTGCCGTCGACCAGCGGCAGTGGCGCGCCGTCTGCTGCGAGTCTGCGCAGCGTGGTCAGCGATCCACGTGTTCCTGTCAGGTCGGGTGCGATCAGACCCGATAGCTCGATGGTCTCATCGCCTGGGCCCAGGAACTGGCTGGCCGCTCGCGCGCCGACGCGATCGCTGGTGGCGTGGCGCCAACTCATCTGCCGCTGCAGCTGCAGATACGCGGCGCTATCGAGGGCAAACACAAACGTGCCGTAGGACATCATCATCGGGGTGGATCCTCAGTCGTCGCGCAGGCTGGAGCGGCGCGTGGCCGCTGTGCGCCGGTCGCGCTCTTCAAGCTGGCGGGCGACTTCGCGCGCCAGGGCGTTGGCGTCCATGCCGGGTGCGGCATGGACGTGAATGACGTAGCTGTTGCCGCCTGCAGGCGCACTGGCGGCGCGCACAGGGGCCGACAGCGGCGACCGGCTGTCGATCGTTGCCACAGGCGCTGTGGTCGTTGCCAGGGCCAGGCCCGCGCCCACTGCACGCATGCGGCTACCGAGCGCCGTCACGGCCTGCACAGGCGCGCTCTGGCCGCGCTGCAGGCCCACGGTGAGGCCCTGCATGGTGAAGTCGCCCAACTGGGCGAATACGCGCGAGGGGCTGTGGATGCCCAACAAGCCCTTGAAGCGATCGACTACGCCGGTGCCGACACTCGCGATCGCATTGCTGGCCGCGCCGAGCTTGGAGCGGATGCCCTGCACAAGTCCGCTGATCATGTCCGCGCCGGCCTGCAGCATGCGGGCCGGCCAGTTGGCCAGCTGCAGGTTGATGCCGGCCCACAGCTGCAGCAGCCCCTGGCGGATGCGATCGCCGTTGCCGGTGAACACGCCCACGATGAGTGACCAGGTGCCTTGGACGGTCTGCCACACGCCGCCGAGGATCCGCTTGATCACCGGCAGCACGGGGGCGAACGGCTGAATCAAGCCATTGACCATGGCTGCGCCGGCTTGCAGCATCCGGGCCGGCCAGTTGGCCAACTGCTGATTGATACCGGCCCAGAGCTGCAGCAGCCCCTGGCGGATGCGATCGCCGTTGCCGGTGAACACGCCAACGATGAGCGACCAGGTGCCCTGGACCGTTTGCCAGACGCCGCCGAGGATCTGCTTGATCACCGGCAGCACGAACACAAACGCCTGTACCAGCCAGCCGATCGCCTTGACCGCCAGCTGCAGCTGGGTGACCAGCACCGCGCCCAGGATCTGCCCGAAGCCGCGACCGGCCTGCGTTGCACCGTGCAACTGCGCGGTGGTGGCCTCGAAGGGCGTCAGCAGCTGCTTGACCCATGCCCAGGCCTGACCCATCGCTGCGGCCACGGTGTCCCACACCGGCGCCAGTGGAGCGAGCGCGGCCTTCAGCTCGGCGAGGACCGGCGCGGCGACATCGACGATGCCTTGCCAGACGCCAATGGCGAAGGCCTTGATCGGCCCCCAGTACTTCCACACCAGCAGCGCCACCGCCGCGACGGCCGCGCCGATGGCCAGCACGGGCAGGCTGACCCCGCCGAGCAGCGGCAGCAGCAGGCGCGCGCCATTGGCGAGCATCGGCAGCACGCGGCCGCCGAACGCCAGTCCCTGCCGTAGCAGCGCACCAAAGCCGCCGCCGCCCGACAGCAGCGCCACGGCGCCGTGGATCTGCGAGAACGCCATGGCGGCCACGCCGCTGGCCACCAGCAGGCCGCCCAGGATCGTGACCAGCGCGGCGCTGGCGATCGCCGTCTTGGCGATCGCTCCCACCAGTGCGGGGTTGGCGCGGATCCATGTCGTGACCTGGCCGACCACGGCGGCCGTGCGCTCGGTCAGTACCTTGAACTGCGGTAGCAGCGCCTGGCCGATCGATTGCGACACCACCACGGCGGTGTTTTTCAGCAGCTGCAGCGAGTTGGCCGAGGTGGCCACCCGCGAGGCGTACTCTGCCGACATCGAGCCGCCATAGCGCTGCGCGTCGGCGACCTTGGCGAAGTTGCCCTGCAGCAGCTCCAGATTGGTCAGCAGTGGCGCGATCGCGCCGATCGACTCACGCCCGAACAGCTGCGTCATGGTCGCGGCCTGCTCGGCCTTGGGCAGTGCACGCAGCTTCTGCAGCACCGACATGATCGCCCCGCCTGCGTCCTTCTGCATGACCTGGGCCATAGTCGTGGCCTTGATGCCGAGCTTGTCGAAGGCCTCGCGCTGGCTCTTGGTGGCCGACTCGCCCGAGGCCAGGGTGAGCAGCATGTTCTTGATGCCGGTGGCCGAGACTTCCGACTCGATGCCCATGCCGGCGACGGTGGCGCCCAGCGCGGCCAGTGGCCCGCTCTGCAGGCCGGCGACCTCGCCCAGAGCACCAATGCGGTTCACCACCGCGCTGATCTTGTTGACGCTGGCCGGGCCGGTGTTGCCGAGGTAGTTGATCTTGTCGGCCAATACGACCACTTCGGCCTGGCCCATGCGGAAGGCGGTGCGCCAGGTGGCCATGGTCTCGCCGGCTTCCTCGGCGCTGCTGTCGAAGGCCACGCCCATCTTGGCGGCGTCCTCGGCAAAGCGGACCAGCTCCTGGCGCGGGATGGCCGCCTGGCCCGCGGCCGCGACAATCTTGGCAATCTCGGCCGGCAGCATGGGCAAACGCATCGAGAGGTTCTCGACATCGCGGCCCATCTGCAAGAACTGCTGCGGCGTCTTGAAGTCCACCACCTTGCGCACGTCGGCCATGGCCGACTCAAATTCCATCGCATCGCTGATCGGCAGCACCGAGGCGCCCAGTGCGCGCTGGCCGGCGAACGCCATGCCGGCGCCGTAGGCACTCGCCTGCAGGCCGGCGCTCTGGATGCGGGCGGTGCGACGCTGGGCAGCGTCGATCGCCACCAGCCGCTGCTGCTGGGCGCGCATGGCGGCGTTGGTGCTGTCGATCTCGCTGCGCAAACGGCGCTCATGCGTGACCAGCTCGCGCGTGCTGATTCCGGCCGTCTCCAGGCGACCACGCAGCCGCTGCAGGCCGGCCTCCTGCGCGCCGTGAGCGGTCTTGAGTTCGCGTGCGGTGCGCACGGCGCGCTCGAATTCAGCATTCATTGCCGCCGTGGGCGTGCCGGCCGCCTTCATCTGCTGGGCAAGCGTGCGCACCGATTGCCGCTGCGCATCGAGCGCGGCCTTGGCGCGCTGTGCCAGCGCGACCTGCTCGCGATAAGCGCCGATGTCGCGGTGCTGGCTGTTGAGCTGGCGCAGCGCGTCGCGCTGATTGCGCAGTGCGGTGGCAACACCACGGCTACCGCTCAGCACGCGCCGGAAGGGGCCGGTGGCGCGATCGACAGCGGCCAGGATGACCTGCAGGCGTAGATTGTCAGAGGCCGCCATTTAGGCGGCCTCGTTCGTGGGGTGGTGCAGCATCACTCGGCTCCGCTTCGCAGGCGGGCACGCTCGCGCCACGCCGTGAGTTCGTGCAGCGACCAGCCGTCCATTTCGGACGGCGGCCAGTGGAAGATGGCCGCGATGTCGGCCATCGCATCCTCTACGCAGTCGGGAAATCCGCTTCCCTCTGCGCCTTCGGCAAGAAAAAAACCTGCACCTCCTGACCTATCGCCAGCAGGTCGGCCGGATCCATCGCATTGACGTCGGCGGTGGTCAGCGTGGGCAAGGAAATGCGCGGCAGCAGTGTTGCCAGCGCGGTGACATCCAGCTGCAGCACGTCAGTGAGCTTGAGGCCGCGCAGTTCGCCTGCGCCAGGCTTGCGCACCTTGATCTCGGTGATGGTCTGCTCGCCGCGCACGATCGGCTGGTCGAGGGGAATGGCTGGGGAAAAGGTCGGGGTCATCGGAAGGTCTCAGGGCTGAGGCCTGGCGGCGCCAGGCCGAAAGGGTCAGGCGCCGATGGCGCGGCGATGCGGGGCGAGCAGATCCACGCCGTTGACGATCTCGACCATGTTGATCAGATCGATCTCGATCACGGTGGAGCCATTGATCATCAGCTTGTAATAGCTGGCGGAGGTCTTCACCGAGAACTCGGTGTCGTCGCCTGACTTACCGGTGCCGGGATCGATCTCTTTGTGACGACCGCGTACCACGAATTCGACGGCATCCACCGCGCCGCTGTCGTCGCGCTGGTAGGCGCCGGCAAAGCGCAGCTGCACGGCGTTGTGCGTGGTGGCGCCGTACTGATTCAGCACGCTGCGCATCATGCCGCCGCACTTCCATTCGAGCTCGATCTTCTCCTGGCCGAAGTCGATATCGACCGGGCCATTCATGCCGCCACCGCGATATTCCTCCATCTTGCGGGACAGGGTGGGCAGCTTCACTTCGACCACCTGGCCGAGATAGCTCTCACCGTTGTTGAACAGGTTGAGCGCTTTGAGTTTCTTGGGCAAAGCCATGGGGTTCTCCGGGAATCTAAGGCGGGTGCGTTACGCGTTGACGCGTTCGGCAAAGTCGGCCAGGTAGCTGGTGGTGATCTTCTGGTACAGCTGCAGGTTCTCCAGCGGCGGCACCGGCGTGTAGTCGTAGTCGATGCGCAGCGCGCCATCAGCAAGCGTGGTGGCGCTGTTGACGGTGCCGTCGAACCAGGCGGTGGCATCGATCAGGTAGCCGGACGCTTTCAGGTCGCGGAACTTGGCGTTGATGTCTTCGACGATGTCTTTGACCAGCGAGGGATGCATCGGCTTGTCGACGTAGAACGCCACGCCCTCGGCGATGGTGTCGGCCAGGACCTGCGCGGTACGCGTGGCCGTCTCGAACGCGAACATGTTGTCCTCCGCGCACGTGCGCGATCCCCAGAAGCGTTGTCCGTTGAACGTCACCAGCGTGGTGATGTCGCCCTCGTTGAGGATGCCCGCATCGGTCGCCGGATCCTGCAGATCCCAGTGCACATCCTTGGAGATACCGGTAACGCCAGACACCGGCACGTTTGACAGGCTCTTGTGCCAGCCTTGCTCGGTGTCGATCTTGGCGCGCAGGCCGAGCGCACGTGCAGTGGCGTATGCCGCTGTCGTGGTGCTGGTGGCGGTGTCGAAGGCCAGGAAGTCCGGCCAGATCAGCATCAGCTCGCGATCGCCGAACTGCCCTCGGTAGGTGATGGCATCGGCGACGGTCTCGGCCACGGGGCGCACATAGGCCATGGCGCGTAACTTCTTGGCGATGGTCGCCAGTGCCTTGGCAACCGGCAGTGTGTCCAGACCAGGTGCGCCCAGGATGCGCGGGCGGGCGCCCAGCTGTGCTTGCGCAGCGAGCAGCGCATACAGGCCGGTGTAGCCGCTGGACTCGGCCTTGCCGATGACGTTGGACGAGGTCTTGGCCTCGTCTTCGTCTTCGGCCACACGCACGACCACGGTCACCGGATTGGTCTGGTCGGCGATGCCTTGCAGGGTGTCGCGCAAGGTGCCCTTGGTTCCGGCACTGGCGATGGCACCGAGCACATTGGTGAGCAGTACGGCCTTGTTGAGCGGAAAGACCGTCTCGTCCGCGTCGGACGCCGTAGCGACCAGGCCGACAATAGCGGTGGAAACGGTGCGGATGACGCGCGCACCTGCGCTGACTTCGATGACGCGGACGCCGTGGTGGTAGGCAGTGGACATAGTTTCCTCGATCAGGACGAGCGGAAGCGGAGCGGGATGGTCATGCGCAAGCGCGCATTGGCGGGAGCAACGTCGGTGCGTTCGCCCTCGATGGTCAGCACGAAGCTGCCAGGTGACTCACCGACGACCAGGTCGACGCGGGTCAGGCGCAGGCGCGGCTCCCAGCGCATCAACGCGGTGGCGGTGGCGCCGTAGAGCAGCGTGCGGGTGGCCCCGTTGGAGGGCTGGTCGATCAGCTCGGGCAGCAGCGAGCCGAAGTCGCGGCGCTGCTCGCGCGTGCCGATGGGCGTGGTGAGGATGCAGGCGATCGATTGGGCCAGGTGCTGCTCGCCCTTGATCACATGCCCGGTGGTGGCATCGACGCCGATCACTGCGGACCACCGCTGAGCGCGCTGCCGGCAGTCACGCCGGTGGTCTTGTGGTTCTTGAGGCTGATCCCGCCGCCGATGACATCGGTGGTCGCCTTCGCGGTACCGGTGATGGTGGCATCACCATTGAGCATGGTCTTACCGTTGACGGTCAGCGGGCCATTGAGCGTGATGCCGCCATCGGCGGTGATGGACGCGGTGCCGCCGCTGGGCAGCGTGGCCTGCAACGCATGCGCCTCGGTGTCGTAGTGGATCTGCGCGCCATCGGCGAAGCGCAGCACGTGGAGCGTGTCGGACGCGGCCGGCGCTGCGAACTGGTCGGAGTACAGGCCCCGTAGCACCACGCCATCGGCCAGGTCGCCAGCCGGCGACAGCACCACGACTTGTTCGCCGATCGCCGGCGCCGACCAGATGATGGTGGTGCCGGCCAGGGTGACCACCCAGGGCAGAAAGTCGGTCAGCATCTCGCCGACCTGCACGCGGCATCGCGCAGTGGTTAGATTCACCTCGGCGACGGTGCCGAGGCGAATGGCGTTACTCAGTGCGGAGGATGCGTTGCCCATGCAGTCATGGTCGTCGCGCGCGTGCAGCATGACACTGCAGTTGTGCTGTAGCTGCGCGATCTACGCAGCGCAGCGGTGCTACAAATTCTCAGGGGATTCCGGTGCAATCAACTCGCGCTGGGTGAACTGCGCATCGAAGTAATACAGCCCATCGCCGCGATTGAAGTACATGCCAGGCTCGCACACGGTCTTGTCTTGGAGTGCGCGGAACTCGAAACCGTCAATGGTGAAGCCGCTGTCGGAAACGATGATGTTGACCACCACGTCGGTCCCGCGTTGGATCATCGCGTAACGTCCAATCGTCATCTCAGCACCACTCAATAGAAACGAAGCCGGGGCATCCGGTGGCCCCATCCTTGCCGAATGTATTCACACCGGCACCGTTGGAGACGCCGCCGCCGCCGCCGCCGCCAGCTCCGAAGCCGAAGCCCCTGCGACTGGCTGACGTGGTGTCGCCTGCACTGCGGCCGCCAGGCCCGCCGCCGCCGAAGGGGCACGAGCCTCCGGTTCCTGCTGGGCCGTAGGGAGAAACTGCAGCAATAGATGCCGAGTCACCGCCGGCCGGGTAGCCATCTCCGCCGGCAGCGCCTCCCACCTGGTTGGCGCCGGTGAACCCACCGCCGCCGCCCTGGCCTCCAGACAATGACACCAGGCCGCCGATGACCGTGGCGCCGCCCGCGCCGCCGGCAGCGCCAGAGGCGCCGTCTGTGCGCGAGCCTGCGCCAGCTGCTCCGCCGGCACCGATGACAATCGGAAGCGTGCCTCCTGGCGTGACGGCATAGCGCACTCGCTGAATCGACTGTCCAGCGCCGCCACCACCGCCGCCAGTCGCTGTGTACGTCCCGGACCCGTTCGACTTCTCGGCACGGGTTCCACCGCCGCCACCACCACCGCCTCCGGCGCAAGCGCTGACGTAGATTGCGGTTACGCCTGCCGGCACAACAAAGTTGCCAGATGCCTCGAACCTTGCACGGCCACTGCGGCTATCGATCGCGGCTTTCAATGCGTCCGGTGTGACGGCTCGTTGAGGGTCTACACCTGCAATCGCTTCTACGCGCGTGGCAAGTTCGACAATGCCTTCCTTCTCGGTGGTCGCGGCTGGGTTGGTGAAGTTGGCATTGCCGAACGTCACCGAAGACACGGTAACGCCAGAAAACAGGATGTCGGCAGACATGAGCAGGTCGGACGCGGCGGCCTTCTCCATGATCAGATCCGGCTGGGAGTAGCTGCCCAGCAGCGTGCCGTTTTCCAGGTACAGCCCAAACCCGCGTACCTCGTAGGTCGCTCGGCTGGTGTCGGTAACGGTGACGTGGATGGTGGTGGACGACGTCGTGCCGCCCGAGATGCTGGAGAGCGCCAGGTCTTGACCTGGGACGCTCTTCAGGTCTTCCGTTGCAGCGAATGCCGCCGCAGTGAAGCCGATGCTGGCCACCTTGACGGCGTTGGTGCCGTTCTTCTCGGCGTTGATCAGCGCCGCGCGACCAGCGGTGGTGAGGACCAATTGCAGTGCCATGGTTTACCCCTGCGCCGTCATCGACAGACGGCGGTAGTTGATGATGCGAATACCGGTGACCAGCGAGACGTTGCCGGTGGCTTGCAGCCCCTGCACGAAGCCGAAATGAGAGCGAACGGGCTTGGTGCGCTCGACCTCTGCGATGACCTCATCGACAAACCGAGCGCTCGCAGCCCGCCCATCGGAGCCGTTGAGCGTGAGCGTCAGCTTGAAGGTGTGCGGCTGGCCGCGTGGCTGCTGCTGCCACCACTCGCGGATGGTCACCGCCCCCCCGAACGAGGCCACCACCATGCGGACGCTGTTGGCGGTGCCCTTGCGGCGCTGGATGGCCATGGCGCTGCGCAGGCGCGAGCGCTTGACCGCATCGCTCCAGTCGGCCTTCCAGTCATCCACCGACAGCGTCCACGCCAGCCACGGCAGATGGCCGGCCGGGCACGTGTCCGGATTCCAAAGGTCCGGATATGGCAGCGGGATCGCTTCCAGGCGCTCGGTGACGGCGGCCAGGCCGCGCTCCATCGGCGTGGCGTTGGGCGGCAGCGGGAAGTTACTCATCGATGCCGGCGTGCACGATGTTGATCGAGGTGCAGTAGGCAGCCTGCGTGCGGCTGATCCGGATGTCGGCCGCAGGCGCGTCTAGCTCAACACGCTGCACGCCATCAGCGAACAGCTTTGCCTTGATTGCCGACTCGGGCACGTCCCGGCCAATGCGGTGCGCTTCGTCCAGATACGCCTGCAGGCTGCGCATCGCCTCGCGCATGACCACCGCCGAGTCTGGGCCCGCGTAGGTGTATACGCGTCCACGAATAGCGTAGGGGATGATCTGGGCGCTCTGGACCGCGACGTTGTCTGTCAGCGGGCGCACGTCATCGTTGGTGAGGATCGCCGCGACCTCATCCAGCAACGCCTGGGGAGCAGTGCCATCGCCGGTGCGCGATTGGACCGTGACCAGGACTTGGCCAGGCGCGGGGCTGGTGGCGCTGGCGTCCATAACATCGGCCGCTGCACTGAGCGCGTGATAGATGTAGGCGCCCTCGGGGCCGGCAACACTGAAGCCCTCCGGCGCCAGCTGGATCCGGCGGCGGAAGTCCACGTCGGACTCGTAGGTCGGCGCAATGTCGATCTCGGGTTGTCCCGGATCGAGCACCAGGCGTGCGACACCGAATAAGGCGCCAAGGTGATCGAGGTTGGTGCCGGTGGCAAAGGCCAGCATGGTTTGCTGCGCCTTGTCGTTGGCGCGCTGGCGGATTAGCAGCTCGCGGGCCGCAAACAGCTGCAGGATCTTATAGACCGGATCCGCCTCGGTGAGCGCAGAGAATTCCGGAAGCAGTTGACGGAACTGGGCAAGCGCTTCGGAAAAAATTGTCTCGAAGTCCAGCGCCTCAATCAGGTCTGGAGCTTGAAGTTTCGAGAGATCTACCGCAGTAAAAGATGCCATCTTGGATCACAGTGGAATTCTCTTCCTATGATCTCAATGCCGCCCGCTGTGAGACGGTGCATTCAAATGTAACCGCAGCGGCTACATCATTCTCGCAAAAGTTCTTACCTACCTTTGCTCAGCAACGGAATGCCAATGGTCGAAAAAATTGTTGCAAACTTCAATAACAGTGACAGCGTCGGACAAGATTTGTGGATGTAGTGCAATGGCTCGTGAAGGTGCTCCCTCATGATCACTATGTAAAAAGAAAAATGCAGGACTGCCTATTGTTTTCTTAGTTTCCGAATAATTTAGTGCCTGGTGAAAATTTCCATCTGCTACCGCATGGCGCTCAAGCGCTTCCAATTCATTCCATCGACGACCCTCGTGGTCATTGAACACGGCAGGTGGAACATACATAGGAATGCGGTGTGCCAGCGAATCCCGATACACCTTAAGGTAATCTTTTTGCCATAGCTGAAGATCGTCTGATCCCAAGTCATCGCGAATCTGGCTAGGAAGGAAAGCTATTGTTTCTCTTCTGAATAATCCTACTGAATTTTGGGGTATCGGAAGATCGTGCCTATATTTGAATGCCCAGGCAAGATTGTCAAATATACCTGAGAGATTAATCATAAAGCCATGCAGGTTGATCTGAACATCTGAAATCGAGTCAGTGCCAAGGGGGGTGTTCGAATCAGGTGGGAAAATCTCAAATATTTTGGAGATCGATCGCCGGAGCACAGCAAGCCTTCTACCAACTCCGTAACGAAGATGCTCCCCCGCAGGAGTGCCTTGAAAAACATGCGCCTCCCCCAGAGCGCGCACTTGGGCACTCGCAATGCGGCGCTCAACAACTGGATGCTCCGTCAAAATCATGTGAAGAAGGGCGGGTTCGTAACTCACCTAAGTTCTCCTAAAAATTGAATGATGAGGCCTTGCACCATATCGCGATTGGAATTAGAAAAACCCAACAATACCCGGCTTTCGTACCGTGCCCTGGGGCCACCGGGCCGCACCTGTTCAATAAGCCCCTCTTGATGCACGCGCGCAATGCGTGACACGCGCCCCACAAACCCGACGCTCACCGCATTGGGACTGGCGCTGACCTTGAAGTACCTGGCCTGCCGGAGCTTGGCAAACATCTTGGCGCGTTTGACCCGTCCGGACTTCTGCCGCAGCTGCTGCTTACGCGGCGCGTACGGCGTGCCATCGGGTGCCTGCTGCTTGCCGATGCGCTGGCTTTGCGAGCGCCTCAATTCAGTCCCGATCTTGCGTGCCAGGGTGCGGCGCTCACCGGGCTGTAGGCGCGCCAGCAACGGCGCGGCCCAGTTCTCCAGCGCGGTCAGCTCATCCATGTGGGATCGATCACCGGCTCGGGCGCATGGGCCATGTCGTAGCCGCCGCCGTCCTTCGCCGTCACGACGACGCGTTCGGTCAGCGGCAACTTGATCGACAGATCCACCGCGTCGTTGGCGAGGATGTCGGCCTCGAAGGCGATCTCGCCGCGGCGCGCCGGGTTGGACAGCAGCTCGGATTGATTGACCTGCACCCATTCCAGCAGCGGCAGCATCACGCTGTCGGGATGGCCGGCATAGTCGGTCAGGATCAGATTGAGCGTGTACTGGTACTCGAACGACAGCCCGGGTTGGAACGTGCTGACCAGGCTGCCGGCGTCGATGAACACCAGCAGCCGATCGGCATCGCGCGCCAGGTCCGGCAGCGCGGCCACGAGATGCGCGCGCAGGCTGGCAGGCTTGATCACGGCGCCGGCTCCGGTGCACGCAGTTCGATCCAGTCCTGCAGCGCGCTCAGTTGCGCGGCGGTGGCGTGGCAGCTGGTGTAGTTGTCGGCGACGGTACTGGCGACGGCAGAGAGCGTAACGCCGGCGGCCGCCGCATCAGGATCTCCGGCGGGCGGCCCGGCAGGGTTGCCCGTGGCGGCGGCGTCGTGCAGCCGCACAAAGCCAGCAGGGATAGCGCAAGCAGCATCGGCTTTCTGGGTGACATAGATCGGGATCTCGCGGGTGATGGTGGCGCCGGCTTCGCGCACGATCTGCACGCGGTCGACGTACTGCGTCACGACGGTGGTGGAGCCTTTCGCGCTGTCGCGTTCCGCCTCGGCCCGGCGCTTGGCCTGCAGCGCGGCACCGCGGTCTGCCTGCGCGGCGCTGACGCGCCGCTCCTGCCACACACAGCCACCGACGAGCACGGCAATCAGCGCCAGCAGGATGATCAGGCGCGTGACCATCAGCCCACGCCCAGGATCTGCAAGGCGCGCTGCGTGCGCGTGACGCGATCGCTGTGGCCTTCGGGCAAGCGCTTGGCACGCACGTTGCCCAGGTTGATCTTGCGGCCCAGCCCGAGCACGTCGCCCGCATCGGCCAGCATGTTGAGGCCGTTGTCGTGCCAGTACGCTGCCGCACCCAGTGCGCTGGGTTCGATCTGCAGCAGCAGATCCGGCTGGTCTTCCACCGGCAGGCCAATCAGCTCACCGATACGGCGGTAGTTGCCCCGAAAGGTGTGCTGCATCGGGCCACGGCCCCGGTAGCGGTGACCGTCGCCGCTACCGGCGTCGCCGTTGCCCAGGCGGTCGGCGTAGACGAAGTTGGCCAGGCCGACAGGATTGCGCAGGAACTTAGGCGCTTGTGCCGGCGTGATGCGTGCGCCGAAGACTTCCAGCAGCCGGGCGCTGGTGGTGTAGGTCAGGCCTTCTTCCATGCGCGAGAGGCTTAGGCTTTCGTGACCGACCTGGCCGAGCCAGTGCGCGGCGCGGCGCTTGGTGGTGATGCCGAAGCGGTTGGCGGCGGCGAGCAGTGGGCCGTGCCAGCGCTGTGCGCGTTGCGCCGAGCACTGCATGATTGAGGCGAGCTGGGTATCGGTGAACATCAATCGACCTTCAGGATGCGCGCCACATTGCCCTGGGCGCGGTAGGTGAGCACTGCCAGCACGATCAACGTGCCCAGGTGCCAGAGACTGACTTGCGAGCCGGCGCCGGCCAGCAGGATGTGCAGCGCCTGGCCGCCGGTGCTGGCGATCAGCAGCCACGCGCACCAGCCGGCGCCACGCCGGTGACGCGCATCGACGGGCCGGTGGTAGGTAAGCAGGCGGACGCAGATGGCGAGCGAGGCCATCAACGTCAGGACGGTGACCAGGCTATGCACTGGGCGGACCTCCACGACGTAGGAAGGAAAAGTCGAAGGACTTGCTCTTTTCGATCAGACCCAGCGTGACCGTGATGGCGCACGCGGCGCTGGCGAAGGCGGCCACGCCACTGGACTTGATCGGCAACCAACGCAGGATTTCCGGCGCCAGCTGGTAGCCGGCGATCACGCTCACCGGGAAATAGATCAACCGCGCCAGCAGCGGTTGCTTGGCGGCGGACACTACGAACAGCGCGCCGCCGGCGAAGGCGCCGATCAGGGCATCGCCGTCGATGCCAGGCAGCACGGAGGCAAGGCCCACACCGGTGGCGATCAAAAAGCCGCTCGATACGGAGGTGGGTTCGGTCATCAGATCAGTCCCATAGCTGCACAAGCGGCGTCATTGCCGCTGTGGTGGTGGTTACCTCGGGCAACTCCACCGGCGTGCCGTGCGGCAGCACGGCGCCCAGCTCGGCCAGGCCGGGATTCAGGAGGTAGGTGCGCTCGACCAGGCCGGCCGTGCTGCCCAGGTGGCGCCAGCACAGCAGGTCGACGGTGTCGCCTTGCATGGCATGCACGCGCATTAGATGAGCTCCACTGTGCTGCGCGGTAGCTGCTGCAGGTCGCGCACGGCCCAGCGTTGATCGCGGCGTAGTTCGGTGATGCTGGGTGATAGGTCATCGGCGCGCTGGTTCGCGCTGTCGGTGGCGTCGAAGCTGCGGTACCGCTCGGCCACCTCGACGGCAGTGGCGCACGCCACCGCACGCAGATACAGCTGCACGCGACGCGAGATGCCATCGACGGTGGTGCTGGGCACATCGCTCAACGCTGCGTAGCCAGCCGCCTGGTGCGCATCCGCCCAGGCCTGCAGTTCATCGTTGACGGCCAGCATCGCGGCGACGATGGCGTGGCGCAGACGCGCATCGGTCACGGTACCATCCAGGCGCATGCTCGACCGCACATCGGCCGGTGCGATCGCCGGCCAAAACGGCGCATTGGCGATCGCATCGGGCGTGGCGCTGGTGGTGCCGATGGCAGTGAATCCGCTCATGGATGGCTCGAATAGATCGCCGGTGGTCGGGGCGTCACCGCAGCGAAGAAGTGCTGTGGATCGGCCCCGAGCCGGCGAGGGTTGCGGGGACGCGCGGTTATGCGCTGGTGCCTGCAGGCTCAGCGCTGAACTTCTTCAAGAGACGCTCGGCGCGCTCCAGATCCTTCTTGCCGCCGCAGCTGCCATGCAGTGCGATGGCGCGCTGCAGATCGGCGACAGCGGCAGCGGCGATGGGCTGTGCCTGGTCGGCCGGCGTCTCGTCGGCGATGCCCGCCAGGCAGGCGCGGGCCAGCGCCAGGTGCAGCTTGGCGCGCACCTCGTCGGGCATGTCCTGCTCGGCGGTCAGCGCGGCGGTGTCGGCCAGCACGGCCGCATCGAACACCTGGCCGGTCTTCTGTGCCGACAGCGCCGCCTCGGCAATCTCTTCGGCCAGCACGCAGCCCACCGTGCGGGAGAAGCGGTCGGGCATCTGCAGGTTGTGCTTGAGCACATAAGCGCCCAGCTCCAGCGCGCCGGCATAGTCGCCGGCATCAATGCGCCACACCATGCACGTGATGACGACCTCGTCCTGCGCGCCCTGGCCGCCGGCCAGCACGCCGGCCAGATACGGCACGTAGGTCGGCAGTAGCTGCACCTTGAGCGCCGCCTTGCCTTGGGTGGATTGGATCTGCTTCAGCCGCAGGCGATCGCTCTGCAGCTGCGCCATGTGCTGCTCGTAGGCCGTTGCACCGGCCATCAGCTGGTGCGGTGCGCGCTGGGCGGCTTCCAACTCGGCGAGCACGCGGCTGTGGTGACGCTTGGCGGGACTGTCGGCCATGGCTTAGGCCTCGATCTCGATGTGCTCGACCACGCAGCCCAGGCCGTAGTCCTCGACCACGTACGCATCGTTGGAGGACTCGTAGTTTTCGATGCGATCGCGCGCGGGCACTTCCTGGATGTAACGGCGACGGCCGCCGGTCTGGTAGTAGATCGACAGGTTTGCCAGCGAGGTGACCATCAGCGCGCCGTCCGGCAGGTACGGCACCTCGGCCACCTGCAGGCCGCCGACGCGGCGCTGGCTCAAGATCAAGTCGGTGGCGATCTTCTCGCTGGCCGGCTGGTCCTTGTTGACCATCGGGAAATACTTGTCGTGCATCAGGTCGCGGCCGAGCACCACCACCAGGCTCGGATCCTTGCGGTGCCACGGGTCCAGCAGGTTGCTGACCACATCAAACACCAGCGCATCGAGGTTGCCGTAGTCGGCGCCGGCGCCGCCGATAACGACCTTGCCGGCCGCCTTGCCGCTTGCCAGCACGCGCTGGGCGGCATTGGTGCGGTACTGCTGCAGCCAACCGATGTTGACGTCCTCCAGTAGCGGGAACGCAGTGCGGTCGGTGTCAGCGGCGGCATGCGTGCCGTTGAAACCGATCTGCAAACGATCCAGCGCCTGGCGCTTGACGATCGCATCGCGCAGGCGTGCCTGGAAGTCCGGGAACTTGGCCCAGGTATCGAGCAGCGCATACGGGATGGCGGTGTCGAAGTCGGTCTTCTTGGCGACGTACTCGTTCTTGTCGAGCGCGGCGACATTGCGCGGGATGCGGGTCTTCCCGGCGCCAGTGTCGGTGCGGCTGGCGATGCTACCGGTGACGCCGATGCCCACCTTCTGGCCGGACAGTTCGTCCACCGGGATGATGTTGATCTTGGACAGGAACTCGCTCGATTCCTGCATGCGGGTTTCCAGCTTCTGTTGCACGGTCGGATCGACAGCGAACGAGTGGAACGCGGAGGTGATGCCGTTGAGCTTGGCGATCTGCTCGGCGAACTGGTTGAATTGCAGGCGGGTGGCGTTTTGCATGGTGGCTCCGAAGGATGTGGCGCTGCGGCGTGTGTGTGGTGTGGGATCAGCAGTCGGTCAGTACAGCCGCGCCGGTGCCGGTAACCACCGGGCGTGTGGGCTGCGCGGGGTCGGCCTGCTGCGACAGCGACTCGCGCAGCTGCGCCAGGTCGTTTGCCAGCTGCTCGTGCTTGCTCTTCTGCTCGGCGTGCTCGGCCTGCAAGCGGTTGAAACGTTCGTCCTGACCGCGCACGTGCTCGGCAATCTCTTCGACGCCCTGGCCCAGATCTGCGAACTGCTCGGCGGTGATGCTGGTGGCGTCCTCGCTCTTGAGCGCGGTGCGGATCCGGTTGAGCAGGCCAGCTACCGGGCCTTCGCTGACTTCGCTGAATTCCAGCGCAGTTTCTTCGGCCACGGTGAACAGGTTGCCCGGTGACTGTTTGCGATCGGCCAACGGATTGGCGTCCGGGTTCTGGCTTGCGAAGCTGAGCATGGAGGTGCCCAGGCTGGCCGGTGAATCGGTGACGGCCAGTCCAACCAGATACGCCTTGCCGGTGTTGGCGAACTTCTCCTGCACTTCGATGCTGGTGTAGAGCTTCTGCTTGGACTTGTTGATGGTGATCAGATCGGCAGTCGGCTCGATCTGTGCGAACAGCGCCAGGCGCTTGCTGCCGTCGATCTCGACCTCTTCGGCTTTGACGGCGGTGACATCGCCATACGCACGGAACGGCGAGTCCGGCAGCAGGCTGCGCATGTGCTCGATCCAGATGCGGGCGTTGTAGGTCTCGCGGTTGTAGGTGGCGGCCATGTCGTCGATCCAGCTGCGCTGAATTGTGCGGCCATCGGTAGTGGCGCCTTCGACGGCCACTCGGAACCAGTTGGAACGGAACTTCTTGGTCTTGCCCGACATGGGTGTCCTCTGCGCTAGATGCGTTTGCGATGACCCATGGTCAAACGCGGCGCATGGCGCAGCAACGTAAGCACCGTGTAAACGCTGCAATTACGTGTCTATGCGCTGTCGAGATTAGAAGGAGCGCTTCACCCTAGTGGCATGCAAAGCGTTGCCACCCAGCTTCCGATGGACACCCGCAGACAGGCCAAGTTCCTGTACTGGATGGGATGGCGCGTGACCGAAATTGCGCAGGCCATCGGCGAGAACGAGAAGACTGTACACAGCTGGAAGTCGCGTGACGAGTGGGATCGCGCAGATAACGTCGAGCGCATTGGCGGAGCACTGGAGGCACGCCTGGTCGTGCTGATCATGAAGCCGGAAAAATCCGGCGGCGACTTCAAGGAAATTGATCTGCTGCACCGGCAGCTGGAGCGCCAGGCGCGCATCCAGCGCTACCAGGGCGGCGGCAACGAAGCCGACCTGAATCCGGCAGTGGCCAACCGCAACGCCGCGCCGAAGAAGAAGCCCAAGCGCAACGACTTCACCGAAGAGCAGATCGTGCAGCTGACCACGGCGTTCGTCGACGGCTGCTTCGACTATCAGCGCGATTGGTACCGGGCCGGTAGCGAGCGCACCCGCATCATCCTCAAGTCGCGCCAGATCGGTGCCACGTTTTACTTCGCCCGCGAGGCGCTGATCGATGCGCTCACCACCGGGCGTAATCAGATCTTCCTCAGCGCGTCCAAGGCTCAGGCGCACCTGTTCCGCGGCTACATGCAGCAATTCGTGCGCGAGACGATCGACGAGACGCTCTCTGGCGGCGACACCATCGTGTTCCCCAACGGCGCCGAGCTGTTCTTCCTCGGCACCAATGCGCGCACCGCGCAGGGCTACCACGGCAATTTCTACTTCGACGAATTCTTCTGGACCTACGGGTTCAACGAATTGAACAAGGTCGCCAGCGGCATGGCGATGCACAAGAAGTGGCGCAAGACCTACTTCAGCACACCATCGAGCATGGCCCACGAGGCCTACACGTTCTGGACTGGCGAGCGCCGCAACAAGGGCAAGCCGGCCGCGCAGCGGATCCAGATCGATGTCTCGCACGATGCGCTGGCCGGCGGCCGCCGTTGCCAGGATCGCGCATGGCGGCAGATCGTCAACATCCTCGACGCCCAGCGCCGTGGCTGCGACCTGTTCGACATCGACGAGCTGCGCGAGGAATACAGCCCGGACGCTTTCGCCAACCTGTTGATGTGCGACTTCGTTGACGATGGCGCCAGCATCTTCCCGCTGGCGATGCTGCAGCCATGCATGGTCGACAGCTGGGTGGAGTGGGGCCAGGACTACAAACCGTTCGCCGCGCGCCCCTACGGCGACCGCGCGGTGTGGATCGGCTACGACCCGGCCGAGACCGGCGACACCGCCGGCCTGGTCGTGCTGGCGCCACCGCAACTGCCCGGCGGCAAGTTCCGGCTGCTGGAGCGGATCCAATTCCGGGGCATGGACTTTGCCAAGCAGGCCGCCGAGATCGAACGCATCACGCGCCGCTACTGGGTGACCTATATCGGCATCGACACCACCGGCATGGGCAGCGGTGTGGCGCAGCTGGTGAAGCAGTTCTTCCCGAATCTGGTCACCTTCAGCTACTCGCCCGAGGTCAAGACGCGCCTGGTGCTCAAGGCGTTCGACGTGATCCACAACGGCCGGCTGGAGTTCGACGCCGGCTGGACCGACGTGGCGCAGTCGTTGATGGCCATCCGCAAGACCATGACGGCCAGCGGCCGGCAATCCACCTTCACCGCTGGCCGCTCGGAAGAGACCGGCCACGCGGACCTGGCGTGGGCACTGTTCCACGCGCTGCAGAACGAACCGCTGGAAGGGCGCACCGCGCGCAACTCCGGCTTCATGGAGATCTCTTGATGTTGACCGACCAGCTGCCCGCCACCGCGCCTGCAGCGCCAGCCGTACCCGCACGCACCGAGGCGTTCACCTTTGGCGATCCGACGCCGGTGCTGGATGGGCGCGGGGTGCTGGACTATCTGGAGTGCTGGCAGAACGGGCGCTGGTACGAGCCGCCGGTGGCCCTGGACGGCTTGTCCAAGACCACGCGCAGCAATCCGTTTCTGCAGTCCGGGCTGATCTTCAAGCGCAACATGCTGGCGCGCACCTTCAAGCCGCACCGGCTACTGACGCGCGAGGCCTTCGAGCAGCTATCGCTGGACTGGATCACGTTGGGCAATGGCTACCTCGAGCGCCGCCGTAACCGCATGGGCGGTGCGCTGTCGCTGGCTGCACCACTGTCCAAGTACGTGCGGCGTGGCATCACCGACGGTGAGTACTTCCAAGTGCGCACCTGGCACGACGAGCATGTGTTCGAGCCGGGCAGCGTGTTCCAGCTGCGCGAAGCCGATGTCGATCAGGAGCTCTACGGCCTGCCCGAGTGGATGCCTGCGATGCAGTCGGCGCTGCTCAACGAGTCGGCCACGCTGTTTCGCCGCAAGTACTACAACAACGGCTCGCATGCCGGTTTCATCCTGTACCTGACTGACCCGCAGCAGAGCCAGGAGGACGTCGATGCGCTGCGCAACGCCATGAAGGGCGCCAAGGGGCCGGGCAACTTCCGCAACCTGTTCCTGTACTCGCCAGGCGGCAACAAGGACGGGCTGAAGCTGATCCCGGTCAGCGAAGTGGCAGCCAAGGATGAGTTCAGCGGAATCAAGGGCATCACCCGCGACGACATGCTGGCCGCGCTTCGGATCCCGCCGCAACTCATGGGCATCGTGCCGCAGAACGCCGGTGGCTTCGGCTCAATCCGCGAGGCTGCTGCCGTGTGGGCCGCCAACGAGCTGGAACCGCTGCAGGCGCGCATGTTGAAGATCAACGACTGGGTGGGCGATGAGGTCATCGCCTTCACCCCCTACGCGCCGCCAGCGGCTGCGTAATCCTTTCCCACCGCAAGACCACGCAATGCTCAAGAACCTCCGTTGTGGCGAATGCGCCCGCTTGCTGTGCAAGGCCGGCGCCTTCGATGAAATCCAGATCAAGTGCCCACGTTGCGGCACGCTCAATCACCTGAAGGCCGAGAGCCTCACCTCCGATCGCCGCGAGCGAATCCAAGAAGGCTCTCACCATGAAAAACCAGCTCCTGCAGGGCGACGCCCTGACCATCCTGCCCACGCTCGAAGCGAATTCGTTCGACGCGCTGATCACTGATCCGCCGTATGCGAGCGGCGGCCTGACCGCCGCTGCCCGGGCACGGCCGCCGTCAACCAAGTACTGCCGGGATGGCGGACATGCCGACTTCGTTGGCGACGAGCGCGACCAACGCTCGCACCTGAAATGGATGCACCTGTGGCTGTCCGAGTGCGCGCGCGTGCTCAAGGACGGCGCGCCGGTCCTGCTGTTCACTGATTGGCGGCAGCTGCCGTTGACCACCGACGCCCTGCAGATTGCCGGCTTTACCTGGCGCGGCATCACCGTCTGGGACAAGACCGAAGGCGTGCGCCCGCAACTGGGCCGATTCCGCAACCAGGCCGAATACATCGTGTGGGGCAGCAAGGGGAACATGCCGTTGGATCGCCGCGCACCTGTGTTGCCTGGCGTAGTGCGTGCCCCTGTGCTCAAAGCGGACAAGCACCACTTGACCGGCAAGCCAACGGAGTTGATGCGTCAGTTGGTCAAGATCTGCGAAGCAGGCGGACGAATTCTTGATCCCTTTGCCGGCAGCGGTACGACGCTGGTGGCCGCGGAGATAGAGGGATATCACTGGACAGGCGTAGAGATGACCAACCACTACACGGACATTGCATCCGAGCGATTGGCCTTGCGGTAAAGCTCGCGGGGCTGGGTTTCCCAGCCCCGCTTCGTTGCAGCGTGCTTAAGTTTCAGTGTGCCGTTTCAGTTAGCCACCATAGGGTCACTGTGACAGCGGTAACCAGATCCAAAGCGCCACCAGTGTTACCAACAGGACGGGCGGTGTCAGGATTAGCCCAACCTTCATGTACTGGCCCCACGTGATCCGTTGCCCCTTACCAGCAAGGACATGTAGCCACAGCAGCGTTGCGAGTGATCCGATCGGTGTGAGCTTGGGGCCCAAATCATTGCCCACCACGTTGGCGTAGATCATGAGTTCGCGGGTGGCGGCTGGAACGTTGGCTCCATCAATGGCGAGCGCGCCCACCAGCGTTGCCGGCATGTTGTTCATGATCGAGGCGAGGCCTGCCACCGCGAAGCCAGTGCCAATCGTGGCTACGAGGGTTCCCTGCGCCGACAGCCACTCAAGAACGGCACTTGCCGCCTTTGTCAGCCAGGCATTGCCCAGCCCATAAACCACCAGATACATGCCGACTGAAAACAGCACGATCTGCCAGGGCGCGCTGCGCAGGATCTTCGTCAGCGACATTGTGGCGCCCCGACCACCTGTCGCCCAGCGGCCCGCGATGGCCATCAACACCAGCGCGGCAGCACCGGTTACCAGTGCAATGGGCACTCCAAGTGGGCCGGTCACGAAATACGCGACAAGAAGCAAGGCGAGAAGAGGCATGGCAGCGCGGAAAACCGCCGCGTCGTGTATCGCCTCACTCGGTGCTTCGAGATCGCTAACCGGGTAGGTGCGGGGAATGTCACGCTGGAACCAAAGCCATAGGACGATCAATGTCGCCGCGACCGATACCAGATTTACTGGCACCATGACCCCTGCGTAGCGTCCAAATGACACGTCAAAGAAGTTGGCCGTGACGATGTTGACCAGGTTCGAAACGATGAGCGGCAGACTTGCGGTGTCTGCGATGAAACCGCAGGCCACAGTGAACGCCAGGGCGCTGGCAGGCGGGAAGTGCAAGCGTAATAGGATGGCGAGGACGATGGGCGTCAGCAGAAGGGCCGCGCCGTCGTTGGCGAACAACGCACTGATCGCGGCGCCCAGTAACACGATGAGTGGAAATAGCTTCCGACCATTGCCACTACCCCAACGGGCCACGTGCAGCGCCGCCCATGCAAAGAATCCGGCTGCGTCCAAGATGAGCGAGATGATGATTAGCGCGACGAAGGTGAAAGTCGCATCCCACACGATTCCCCACACCGTGCCGATATCGTTCCAACCGACGACACCCGTTGCCAGCGCGACTGCTGCACCGGCGAGGGCCGACCAGCCAATGCCGATCCCACGCGGCTGCCAGATGACGAAAACAAGTGTGACGATGAAGATCACTAGGGCAAGCAT